AAAGCCTTGTATTCCTCGTCTAAAAACGCGCCCACCAGGTCTTTATTCACACCTTCGTAGGTCTTTCGGACAAAGACTTTCGGGAAGAACAACCTTCCGGCCTCAAACAACGGAACCAATCTTCTTATTCTGTCGAATTTAGCGGTGTTCCCCCCAAGAGCCTCTATCCCAAAGTAGTAATTGTCCTGCTCCATCTTGTCTTTGAAGTGTTCAATGTCCGTCTGCATCCCGTATTTCTCATATCCAACCCGAATAGGCTTCCACTTTTTATGAAGCTCGAACAACTTATCCGCACGTTCCGTCAAATTCAGGCGGTCGCGCACCATATCCAAGATGTAGTAGTCGTCCTTTTCATCCACCCCCACGACAAACATGGCGGTATAGTCGGACTTCTTTTTCTTGTCGTTGGCAGGGTCAACCAGTAAGTAAATATTCATTCTCGAAGCATCGGCTTCCGTCCAGTACCTTACCCACTTAGGGTCAAATCTCTGAACATCGTCCATCAACGGGTCTAAAAACAACTGACACGAAGCCGTAAATGAACCCATCCGCTTGATTAAATCACCCAGCTTCTCTTTGGAAATCAAAACCGGCTTGCCGGTAAACGTCCCGTCCTCTGTAGCGGTGTGAATCCTAGGTATCGCCGCTTCTCTTTCAATTATTGTCTTATAGGTATCCGAAAAATGGTATCTTGTTCCCACATACCTCGAAACACCCCGTTCAGATAAAAGGTTAAGCGAAATCTCCCACGCCTTCGTGGTCTTGTTTATCATCTCAGGGGTAGATACGGACTCCAACGTAACAACGTCATCGTAAATCATTACATCAAAATGCCGTGAAGTCGGCTGACCATCCACCAGACCCCAGGATTCAATCGTAGATTCCTTTGGATTAGACTTTCTCTTAATAATACAGCCGTCATCCTCAGACCATTTTAAACTCTCCTGATCTGGACGGGCATACAAAATATCAGGAAACAGCCACTTTAAAAACTCATTACACTCAAACTCCCGCTTAATCTGCCGCAAGAAGCCTTTAGCAATAGGCCGGGTATGAGAAAATATCCCAAACGTCCAATCAGGGTGATTCAAGATGTCCTGAATCGTCTTGGCAAATGTCTGGATTGTCGATTTATAATGGAACCTCGCCCACAAATCCACGTGATTATCGGGATGTAACTCAACCTCCCTACACCTGTCGTATATCCAGTCCCGGTCAGCATCAAGACGACCACACCCGTAAACCAACAGGTAGAACAAATCTTCCTGACAGAGTTTACGCATCACCAGACGCTTACTCTCTGCATCAGGGCAAGCCTCGATAGCTTTCAGGTAGGTCTCATGCGCTGTGGCTCTGTCCATAAACCGACTTTCCAAAAAATTATGCGACAAGCTGGCGGGAGGTTTGATCTAGTGGGATTTCAATCCCCCGTTTTTTCTGCTGCCAGGGGGACGACTTTTCCCAGCATCCCGGCCTCGCTCCCGCGCTCTGCATCCGGATCCGTCCTGTCAGGCTGATCGTGCCTCCACCTCCACCAGTCACCCATTGCTGTGCATCAGTGTCTTATAACCCTTATTATGTCAACATCGTTTTCGTGTCTTATCAATAACTTAGGTGGTGGAGGGGAATTATTACCATGATTATGTCAACTAATCTCTGCATCAATCACGTTGCCCTGTGTGGAACCCTCCACTTGCCGGGTCTTCCAGCTCGTCATCCGGTCGATGATCTCCTGTGCTGCGATGGGGATCGCATTGATGGTTAGTGATTGGTTGACAATCTCCGGGCTTTGCCTGGTCGGCTCTACCCGGTCATAGACCATCGAAGCCGCCGCAATCTTATTTGCCCACGTTGGAGTTGTTTCTTCAGTTATTTCCTGCCCTTGCCGGTCGGTGCGTTTACTAATGATTGGTTGGTCAGTGAGGCAATCCCTAACGGCGTTGTGCGCGAGTTTAACGAGCTTGGGGTGTGTAAGACTATATCTTTTCAACTTCTTTTTAAATTCGCTTACTGATTGGGCGCTTATTTTGTTTGTGTAATTGACGGCTTGCAGTGCTTCTTTTGGTTTCAATCCTGCTTCAACCAGCTTGAACGCTTCAATGGTCTTTGGGTAGTATCTTGGCTGTTTTGGTGCTGTTTCGGTCGTTTCCGGCTCTTGAGGTTGCCCCAGGTTGCTCGTTTGCTCGGTTGCCGGTGTGATTGGTTGCGTCATTTTGTCTCGTTTCTTTATTTATTCCCTGCCGGGGGCGGGGCTTGCGCCCCATAAGGTTTGTGGTATGTTTGCAGCCTGGTGGCTGGTCAGCTCGAAGCCCCGTCTTGTGTTTTTATCGCCTTTGCTGGCTGTGGGGCTTGCCGTGAGTTGTGATAACTGACACGGTGATCCTAGTGCTTTACTCGTTAGGTTGGTGAGTCTCTGCGCTATCGCCTCGCGGCGTACGCTTAGGACTACACTGGCGGTATCATCTCTTTATAATATGTCCCGATTATGCGCCTGTCATTACTTAACTATGCGATATTTGCGGGATATGCGGCTTTGGGAGCTATGCGTTATTTTAGCAATTTGTGTTTGTGGAATATGCACGAGCGTAGCCGCTGCAATCATCCTTAGTTTGTAATCTGATATTGTCCTGATGTCTTCCAGTCTTTCGATGTCCCGCGCTTCTTTGTCGTTGATGCGCCGGTACAGCTCTTCGTTATATGCTTCCTGCGGTATCCCGTTAATGATTGGCTTAACGGGTATCAATTCTTTTGTGTCGCTTCTGCCATCAATCCATATCAGCGGAGGGCAAAATCCTTTGCATACTTTATGATTGATGCAATCCTTGCAAATCTCATCATCCGGCGGTTTCCTGGGTGACTTCCGGGGTTTCTTGCGCTCGTTCCTGGGTTTCCATAGTTGGTTCAATAGCCTCATTGTCCCCTCCAAACACTATCTCTTGCGGTTTTCCGTATTATATGCACAACATCTTGTATAAGGGAAGGGTATTTTGCCGATTTGTGGTAAATTTTACACACTCGCATATGTGTCTATTTTGCCCCTGCCTGTGGATAGCGATGGAACATATTTGTCTATTTTGAGCATTTGCTGTACATTTATGTAACATGCATTAACTTATTGATATTAAAGCGTTATTCCCTGTTTGCCTATAATCACGGTTCATTTTTGTGCTATTTTAGCGGTTTTGTTTATTTTTGCAAATAAATCACTATCGCTTATATGTAATTGATTTACTTGATTAAATAATTTATTTTGCTTGATTTAATGAATTGGCATGGGCATTGCTGTATATTAAGGCAAATACGAACGAATGGAGGAACATAAAACATGAACAGATACGAAGTGGATGAAAAAACGATGGAATTATACGACAGGAAAAATGATTTTATTTATCCCCTAGTCAGGAAAATAAACAATCGAGACAATGAATTATTATTTAAATCATTTGACGGCCTTTATATCATCGCCAATAAAAACCATGATACATGGACATTTGACGCAGAAAATAAACACTATAATGAATGGTACGGCACAGATATTTCTTGCGGCGGATACATTGTTGAAACAATCCCGGCTACGATTAATAAGGTCTTTGATTACTTAAGCAAAAGTATGCCTGATGACATGATTGATGAATACTTTTCTAATATGGCAAAATACGATAAAAACGGCAACGAAGCTTTCCCGCAAGATTATAATTGGATCGCCTGCTACGCAGTCACCGGCGGATCTGAGGGACATTATGTCCATGTTGATATTATCAAAGAAGATAAACGCACGTTACTTTATCTGGCAAAAACATTTCGCGGATACAACCACGCTTGCGAAATTGCCGCGCATTTGGGTAAAATGCTTAACGCATAACCATAGTCCACCGACGAGCCGGTGCGAGTCCGGCGAAACGGTCTTCGGGCCGTCTGGACAAATAAACGCAACGAAAGGGGAATGAATCATGATAACCGTTAAAGACTTTAAACCAGGTAAGATAGTATTTTATTCAAGTTTTGGAGTTGATGAGATTTGTAAACTTAAACTCATTAAGATAACAAAAACAAGAGGGCGGCATTTTTGGTTTGATGCTGAAATATACGACAACATGACTTTAAGGATGGCTGATAGTTATAATCGCATCGGTTCAGTTCATAGCTATTCAAACGCATTTATTTACAACAGCCTTGAAGACTTACAAGCGGGAGAAAAAGCTTATATCAACGTTCAAGTTGACGCCCTAAAGGGTTTTTATAGAAAACTTACCGGGCGTGAATTGCTTGAAGCCTAACACTCAACGGCTGCGCTATCGGCCTACGGGCAGGAGGGGAATCATGGAAAAGAAACTTATTAACGCAGTACGGCAAAGGAAAACGGTTTTTTAATCACGGATTGAAATTTAACCCATACCGAAAGGAGAAAAGGAAATGAAAAAAGAAAATAAGGGAATGCGCGGAGTTGTTAAGAATGAAATTACTGGCCAAACCTGGGTAACAAAATATTATCCGACGTACCAGGCGGCACACCAAGCAGCGGAAAAACTAGGGCGACGCGTCAGTGTGCCAGCTAATAATTTTTACAGCGTCATTGACTGCGACGGCAATGCTCTTTAGTCCCTTCCCCGATCCCCTCACATACCGGTGAGGGGATTTGATGAACGGATTAAAATCAAAAACGAGGGAGGAAAAATGATGGAAAGAAAAACGAATTTCGCTGGTATGTATATCAAAAAAGGGCGGAGAGGCGCAACGGCGGTTTATCAATTAAGGAAAGACAGGGACTGCTTATCGTGCGAGCTGGTGGATTATCACGGAGAAACATATCATAACAAAACCTGGTTTAAAAAGTTTATTAACCTCAATTTTTCCCAGCTATTGGAAAGACTGAATGACAAATACCCGAAGTATAATATTAAATTTATTGCCGTTGACTGAGGGAAAACCATGAAAACCGAAACCGTATTGTGGGCGGTAAAAAAAGGCGCCCCCGATTGGCAAGAGGAAATTATCACGACAAAACGGGAGCGCATACCAGCAGCGAAAAAGTGGGCGGAAGAAAACGGCTTTGATCGTTTCCGTGTTTCTGAATTTGACGACGGAATGCCGGATTTTATCGGAGCAATTAAACTATAACATACCATAGGAGGGAAAAATGGAATACCGATGGACTAACCGAGATATGGCGGAATTTGAGAAAAAACATCCAGAAGCATATGGTTTCTTGCTTCGGCGCTCGTTGCTGAATGAATACCGTCATCTGGCCACAAACGAAATCATATTGAATGTTTATGAAAGAAACCGCCTCCGCGAATTAGAGGCAATTTGCGGCTTTACGCGGTATGATGTTGCAAAAGCGAATGTTGAAGATATGTTTTTTGGGAAATAGCATACCAGACGAAAAACTTAAACCAAGGACGTTCAAATGATACCAAAAATAAAAATTGTTGCAAGCTATATTTTGGCGGCGGCGCTGGCGCTTATACTGGCGGGCGAATACCTTTACGCAATCTTGAGTTATGGAGGGTAAAAAATGATTCACGACAAAAAAATCTTGTTAAAAGAAGCTCAACGGATTGCAAACGAAAACGGCGCTCCTGTCTGGTATGAATACAACCTGAAATTTTCGGCCTATTTCATCCATGAGACCCCGCCGCCGGATTATAAGAAAAACGTCCCGATCATTGAACCGAATGGTTTGTCGGCTGTTTTGGATGCAACAGACAAAAAAGAAATTGTTGTGCAATATTAACGCATACCGGCGAAAGCCAGGAAGAAGGGAATTATGAAAACAGCAAACGAAGCAAAAAAAATCATTGCGGCAAAATTGAATGAGTTAGGCTTACCGGCTTATAAACTATCAGCAAAAACGGTTGACTTTACAGACTTAGCCAGAGCGCAAAAACTTTTTGTGAAAATCAACGGCTGGAAACCGTCTCCATTATGGGATGATTTGCAAAAAACGGCAAAGGAAAACGGTTTTATGGTTACTGATTAGTCCCTTTCCCAATTCCCAGAGCTATCTGGGAATTGATTGAACGGATTAAATAAAAAAGAGAGGTGAATTATGACAGGAACATTACACGGCTATATGGTGCATCGGCTACAGGACGAATTGAAGAAACGCGGAAATATCGACGTTAGTTATGATGTTATGAGTGCATCATTGTTAAATGTCTTGATTGACATGGACACGGACGTCCAAAAAGGCGAATTTATCGAACTGCCTTCAGGACGTGGATTTATCAAAGGCTAACATACCCTCAAACCGGACTCAGGTTTTAAAAGTCGAGAGAAATTGATTACGCATTTAAGAACGTCGAAACAAAAGAATAATTATGAACGGCTGCGCTATCGGCTACGGGCAGGAGGGGAATCATGGAAAGAAAAATCAAATTTGTAGTCAATGCGGTGCGCTGGTTTGATAAAAAGAACGGGAACACATATCACAGCGTAAACATTACGGACACTGAAACCGGAGCGAAACTTTATGGCGCTTATCAATACGGCTACGGCGAACACTACCGGCAGACGGCGCTTGAATTGATGGCCGACGCCAAATGGTTGCCTGAACAGTATCAGGGGAAAAACTCTAATGGGTCAAGCCGTGCTTATGCGTATGAACGCGAAAACGACTACCCAATTTTATGGAATGTCACGGACGGCAAAAAGCGGGATTGTATCGCCAATGGAAAGGAGTCTTAAAAATGGAATCAATCACCCTTAATCAGTTAAAATGCGTCCGGTGCGGTCACAGGTGGTTTCCCAAATTGGACAAGGAAGGGAAATCGAAGCGCCCTTCTGTCTGCCCTGCGTGCCACAGCAAAGCATGGGATCGCCGGGAAAATCTGCGAGTCGGGAGGCCACGTGGAACAAAAAACAGACAATATATGGAGGGAAAGCAATGAATAACACCCTAAAAACCGCATTATTTGACAAATACGACAGCGGGAATGACAAAATTACATATACAAAAGGGCAATGGAAAATCAAACACGAAGTGCCGGGTATTCCCAAAACCCGCAAACATCATGAAATTTATTTGATTAGCGATGGGTGGTGTATTGGATGGGTAAATTGTGGCCATCATTGGTATAAAGAAAAACAAGCTATTGCCAATGCCGCCCTGATCGCCGCGGCGCCGGAACTTCTGGACGCGCTAAAAAAACTTGTCGGCTGGTATGACTGTTTTCAGCTAAAAGAAGGCGAAGCGGATTTGCCGGTTATCGTAAAATCCCGTGCCGCCATTGCCAAAGCGGAAAATACAACTTGTTGACAACTTTGAAAATGGGAATGAATAAAACTTGTATGGAGGGTGTGAAAATGAAGAGAATTAAATTACAGGAAGAGCGATGTTGTGAATGTGGGGAAGTTTTCGTCCCGTTGTATGAAGGACGAACCCCAGAGGAACTGGCAAAGCTAGACGCGGGAGAACAGATTTACTGCCGGTGCCCTAATCCCAACCACCCCCGTTATACGATGGGCGTTATAGAGGAGTAAACCATCCGGGGGCTGCCGTAACAGCCCCCTTCCTTCCCACTAAAACGGCGTTGATTCCGAAAAATCCTTGCCCGTAATTTGCTTTAATGCCGACAACAAAGCCCCTTCTGCTGCCTCTTTGTCCCCCAGGTCAACCTTGATCGGAGTCGCCTTCTCCGCGTACTGGTCTTTGCCGTTCTGCCGCTTTCCCCAGTTTACCCTTACCGTCCCGTCCTTGCCTTCCCATGCTGAACATAAAGACCATTTTCCGTTGTATTCCTGCACCTCAAAACCACCCTTTTCGCTTGTCCTTACAAATTCCCCCATTTTTACCCCCTAATTTATGGCATAATGCCGGTTGATTTGCCGATGATTTGAGTTTATCGGCGTTTTATTTTCTACAAACGATTTTCTTTTCGCCAGTGCCCTGTGCGTCGAATACTCAATTAAAAATCAAAAATCATATAAAAACCCCTTGAAAACTGCCCCTCTGTGAGCAAATCTTGCCGATGTTCGGGTTGCCCTTGTTTTTTATCGCCGGATTTTTCCCAAAGCGATAAATATGGCACGGACAATCTGCCGTTTCGCACTCGTCAACCAGTTTTCGGCTCCCTCCCATGCAATAGAGGCAGTTTTTCCGAAACACCTTGACGCTGATCCGCTTTAAACGGTGCGGATAGATCGGACACGCTCCGCAACCTGCCTCATTTCCCCCGCAATTTCTGACCTTTTCTGTATTAAAAACGGGGATGTTGAGGCATTGTTTACAGTATTCGCGCATGGCTTCTTTTGGTGTCATGCAGCCTCCCCTTCATCCGGCCCGAAAGCTGCCTTGAGTTTTTGGGCGTAGTCAATGATTTTATTCATGTCCTTAATACTGATAGGCTCCTCGTCGTTTCGGTTTCTGAATGCGTATTTCATGATTGAGCAAAGCGCAAAACTCCGCAGCATCCCGCCCGCACGATACAGGTCAATCGGCTCAATTCCCCCGGTCTTGTAGTGGTCGCTCCCTTGTTTCTTCAACTCAACCCAGTTAGTGCAATTTTTCATGCTCTCCCCCTTTGATTTCTGGAACTAAATTTTTATTGTTGTGCTTGCTGTAATAAATTCCGAAATGCTCCATGATAAACCAGAGCAGACCTTTCATCGTTTCAAGTTCTGCATCCTCGTTTTCCAGGATTTCAAATACCACAGTTCGCAGGAATTTCCCGCCGTCGTCGTTTTCGTCAATAAACCTCGCAATGTATCCGTTGCTGATTTTCTCAACGTGTAAATCCCACTTGTCCATAATTCCCCCTCGGTGATAATTGGTTAGCTATACTACCCATTTCATCGGATTGTTCCCGTACCGGCACAATTAAGCCGGTGCTTTTGTGTCACGTCCTTGTGCCAATTCCGCAAAATAATCACAACATTCCTTTGCTATGTCATTCCATGATGTGGCTTTATTGTTACAGTCCATCATTAAGCGCCTGCCTAACCCATCAACGTGCTTCCGGTAATCAAGCGCCATGATAGGCACAACCTCGTCGGCACGGATTAAACACCTCATGTTTCGCCGCCCGTTTTGGACATACCAAATTCCGTCAACCGGGAAACCTTCCCACTGATAACCCAACGGCACATATCTGCGACCGACTTTTTTATAAACCTCATCTGTGTTTTTTGTTTTCATTTTTCCGCATCTCCCTTATGTTTTTGTTGTATTCCTCGCAGGTCATTTCCCGTGACATTTCCCCGCAGAAACAGCAGGGATGTTGCCCGTGGCTAATATCCCACACGGCTAGCGCATACTGCTCCCGTACGCAATGGACGCATCGGGTCTGCATGGCAATCATAACCCCTCCCTTGCTATCGCCTTAAAAATCTGTTTTGCGTCCACCGGGTAATAATCCCAAACATCAACGCCGACGTTCACCAATAAGCCTTGTTCAGTTTTCAGCATCTTCCATTTCTCGTGAACATGGCCGACAAAAGCCTTTTTAATTCCTAGTTTTTGCATTAACTCGGTGGCATCCTCTGGCTTGTGGATTAACAAAACAGGCTCTTTAAATAATTCCATCACAATGTATTTCACGGGAGTATTGCAGCCGTTCTTTTTATCGTGGTTGCCGGCGATAAAAACATGATGCCCGTTGAGTTGCCTAACAATTTCAAACTTATTAAGTCCGTTGTTAGTCAGTTTGAAATCCCCAAGATGAAAAACAAGGTCGCCTTCCTTTACCCTGGAATTGTGGCGCTTGATTAGTTCGGCGTTCATGTGTTCAACGTTCCGGAATGGCCGAAACACGAATTTAGTGATTATATTCGCGTGGTTATAATGCTCGTCGGATGTGAGCCAGTTCATTTTTTTATCCTGAAAATATTTAGTAGTTCATCAATGTCCCCAAACGGGTTCGTTTGCACCTCTTGATGTTGCGAATCATCACACTTCGGGCAGGTGGCCTGAATCGTCCATAACGTCCCTTTTGCCTGTTTAACAGCTTCCGGTTGCGAATCATCACACTTCGGGCAGGTGGCCTGAATCGTCCATAACGTCCCTTTTGCCTGTTTAACAGCCGGAGAGTTAACGTGCAAAACAGCGATAGACTCCACGTAGGCCGTGATTTTCCCGCAAAATTGGCAATGCACAGGAATCAACATATTTTCTCCAAAATTCGCTCGGTTAAATATCCCATGTAATAAGCGTAAGCCTCTTCGGTTTCCTCTATGTGTTTCAGGCATCTGATCCGCATGATGGACGAAACAAGATGCAGTAATTCATGGTTGAATTGCCCTATGCCTGAAGGTGAATTTTCAAACTCGTCAAAGATTAAGAAGTGGTGCGTCCACCCCTTGTCTGGCTCTGAAAGCTGGTAATGAAATGCCCCGTAGGTAGCGTCGTGTTCGTAGTCGTATTTGTACCGGCGCTTGAAAAATCGGATCAAATCATCCGGTGTGCATTTCGGAATCACGTAAATATCGGCGTTGTAGATGTCGTCCTTGATCGCGTGAACCTTCATAGTGTCCTCACATACTGACGTTTAAACCTACTCCGTTGTCTCTCACTTTAATCTCGATGGTAATCCCGCCGATCTCCGAAGCCGTAAAACCCTTTGTTTCTTCCCAAGTCGTGCAAGCGTCGGTTAAGTAGGCTTTCTTCCATGACCCGCCCAGGCAAACCATTTTCGGTTTGGCAATTAACCGGACTTCCTTCTCCCCGATGATTGACATGATCGGATAGCGGACAAACTGTTTCCGGTGGTCGTGGCCGCAAACGATAATGTCAGCGTCAAACCGATCCCCAAATTTTGAATATTTTGTGATTGACCCGCCTTCCGTTCTCGTTCCCCCTCCGAATCCGTGCGTTGAAAAGAAGTCAACCTTTCTGACCCGCCCGGTGTCGTGGAAAATATGCAATCGAAACCAGAACGAGTATCCAAGATAAGGCACGTTCAACGCCTCGGCCAGTCTCTTGCTCATATTGGTATGGTTTCTTTTGACAATGGTTTCTTCGTGGTTTCCGTGTCCGATGCAAATTATTCTGTCTTGGATAGGTGCCAGCATCTTCACCATTTCCTTGATTTCCTCGTCAATCGGAGCGTCGTCTATCGGATTGTCCTGAATCCCGGCCTTGAATCTCTTGTCTGAAAAGTAAATCGCATCCCAAAGGTCGCCGTTGGTGTAAAAGTAGGTATTTTCGTCTCTGTCTTTGATAAATTCTTTAAACGCCTTCAGGTCGCAGGACTTTGACCCTAGATGTAAATCCATAAGTGGTTTGATTTTGATGATGTCCCTTCGTGATTTGTATTCAATTGGGTAAACAAGTATTTGGTCTTTCATTACACCTCCCCTTGATGTCTTATTTTCATCAACTGATGTATTTTAACCATCGCTAACCTTTAAGATTGCCTTCATAATTTCAAATGCGACTTGCGGCACTATGGCGTTTCCGAGTGCCTTAAGTCTGTCCACCCTATTGGATACCCTTGCATCCACTCGACAAAGGCGGGTTGCAACTTCAATCCACGGTTCGTCCCATGTGTGATTGCGTTCGGAAGTTGATCCATGTGTGGCCTGTCCTTGCTCATGTGGTCCGGGCCATTCGCGCCCCGGTAATCCCTGGTTGCTGGTGTCGGCAAGAGAGCAACTTTTGTCTGCAAGTTCTCCCCGCCGTCCCCGTGGCTCCCGGCTCCCGTGTGACAATTCCCGTGCGGTGTCGGGAGCATGGCAATTTCTATATGCAGAGGAGTCTTGAATGTCTGTTTTCCTGCATTTTTGCGTTTCTCCATTCTCGCAGTCCACTGTTCCGGAGTTGCTGATTTCGGAGGATCGGCTGACGCTGTAGGCAACAATCCACACCCTGTCCCTTCTATGGGGCGCGCCGACGGCGCAAGCTGGAATAATACATGTCTGGACGGAGTATCCGATTTTTTCAAGGTCATCCAAAACCACCCATAACGAGTTTGTCCCTGTTCGTTCAGATATTCCTTTAAAATCAGCTTTTGCGTCCTCTGGTGTGAGATATTCTTTTCCTTCCATTTCAGAGAAACTATCGTACTGAAAAAGGCTGTTGATTCCAGCAACATTTTCGCCAATAATCCAACGGGGCTTGAACTCTTTAATAACTCGCAACATTTCTTCCCAGAGATAGCGGTCATCTTCCTTGCCTCTGCGCTTCCCGGCGCAACTGAAAGGCTGACAGGGGAAACCTCCGGTGAGTAGGAATGGTCTATCTTGAAAAAGTTGTCTATCCCCACTTGTTTGCTGTTTGGCCCACGGCTCTTGTAATCCGTTCCAGTTGGCGTAGGTAAAAGTCTTGATGTCGTCATGTATCGGTATCCCCGGAAAATTCTTTCTCAAAACCTGTTGGCAAAACTTGTCTATCTCCACAAACTGAACTGTCTTTATTCCTGCCCATCGGGCCGCTAAAGCAAAACCGCCAATTCCCGAAAATAAATCTAGGTGTGTAAATTCCATCAGCACCCCTCGTATTCTTTCGGCCTCGCTCCCCGAAGTTTCTCGATTTCGGCCTGTAGCTCACCGATGCGCTGGTTCTGGTGGTGTATATGATCCACAGCAACCGCCAATAGAGCCTCATACGCCTCAATAATTGCGTGGGTTAATTCGTCAAGTTCCTGTTGATTCACTGGCCTTCTCCGTCTTCCAGATGGCAAACGCTTTCTCCCGAAGGGCAACAATTTCCTGCTCTGTTAGTAAAATAAGTTGTTTTTTAAGCAAAATCTTACGTTCTATTTCTTCCCTGGTTTCTACTTCCATTATTCTTCCTCCCATTCCGTTTCTATGGTGACTTCGTAATTGTCCGCATGGCCGTTAAAGTAGTTCATAACCGTTCTCAACGACACATTATGCTTGTCTGATATTCTCCGGCAGAAAATCATCCACGCTTGCTCTTTGGAGTAGGCGTAGCAGTAAAGCACTAAGAGTTCGTGCGTTAGTCGAAACATTCCCTTGTAATGGTTTTTAACCCGCATACCATTCAGAGTCCTCTTTGAAGATCATCCCTTTAATTAACTTGTAATTCTTGCAAAGTCCGTTGGGGTTCATCAAACCCGAAACCCAGTTCTTTGCCTTCACGATTTTGATTTTGCCGGGTGACATGGAGATATAAAGCCTGGATTTCTCGATTGACCGTTGACCGCCTAATCCGTCGTCCCTTCCGGGGTTCTTCTGGATTGCAATAATGGCTATTCCTTTATTGAGTTTGTCGAATATTTTTTTGATTAGACCGCCGATCTTGTAAAATTCATCATGGACTTCTAAAAAATCTATAATGTTGATAGCGTCCGGCCTAACGGCAACATCGAAGTCGGAAGCCCTTTCAATAAATTTACAGTGTGACCACATTTGCATCGGGAGTTTTTCGGTGAAGTTCTGCAAGCGTTCCTTTAGTTCCGCGCCGCCCATTTCGGAAGTGAAATAAATCACCTCGTGGTCAAGCATATTTTTTGCGGCGATATTTAAAAGAAGCGCCGTCTTGCCTGCGTTGGACTCCCCGGCGACAATGACAATATTTTTGGGCATGGTCTTGACTAACTCATGCACTCCAAGCGGATATTTAATTACTAAACAGGTATTGTCGGCGGTCGTGAGGTCTATGATGTTTTCTTCTAGGGGTTCTATAACCTCAAAGCATCCGTTTTTATTACCATGTTTCTTAATTACCCCTTCAGCGCACAAGCGCCTCAACACCGTCGAAAGGTGCTTCTGTTCTTCCCGTGACGACAAATGAAGACACTGACGACACTCTGACGACAAAAAGACGCCAGATGACGACATCACCCACTCGGAAATTTCGGCGGTGAGGTTCCTTTCCTTGCGTTCTGCACGTTGCAAAGCGGAGTTGATTTTAGTGTCAATCCATTTTTCGTCCGGCTTTTCACCCCACGAAACAATAATCCTTTTAAGCACTTCGGAAGAAAACTCGATTTCGCAACCACCTTTGATTAGGCAATTTGCAAGGTGAAAAAGGTCGTTGTCGCGTCTGCCGACACTGAAGACATTTGACGACAAAGACGACACTTGACGACAAGAGGAATTGGATGTCGTCATTCCCTTATATAATGTACTTTCATTTAATCTATTGCTCGCTTCTTTGAGGAAGCTCGCGGAGAGCGCCGGAAGGATTGGCCGGTCAAAAGTGATTACCCATTTATAGGGGATGTTTTTCTCATTAACACTTGGAGGGGCAAGAATATAACCACCCTCTCCACGGTAGTCTATCCCAGGTGCTATCCTCGATCCGATTGTTGGATTGAAGTTTTCTGGATAAGAATAATAAAGGTGCTGCCCCTTGCGTGGAGTTTCCACAGTAGGACACACAATAGAGTCACCTATAATATTCTGTGCTGATTCCTCGGAATAGTCGTCTGCATACTTGTCCAAGTCAATAACAAACACGCCGGACAATTTTCCAGTGACAATCCCCACGTTGTAATTAGGTTCGTCCTTCCACCATTGCCGTATTTCATCCTCGGTGGCTATTCTTGCCCGGTAGGGAATAGGCGAAAAGCCCTTTGGTGGAATTTTGGACTTGGGGGACAAGGGTATTACAGATAATCCCATCGAGCGATATTGTAATGCGGCTTCCAGTAAGTTATTCATGCGTCCTCAAAACGGTACGTTATCGAAATCCAATCCAGCTTTAATGTCCTTCAGTTTTTCGGTTAAATCTTCTTTGATTTGCTCCAAGTCGGCTATTGAGTAATCCACCACCTGAAGGCTCTTTCTCTTCAAAGCCTGATATTTTTTGTCGCCAATGATGTTGATGATTAAATCTTGGAATCTTTCAGGATTGGCTTTTTGGAGAAAATGGACGCGCCACGACAAGCAGAGTCCATTGTCTAAATCCCAGCGGGTACTGCGATGGGTTCTGCTTCTGATATGATGCGCCGATAATCTGTCACTTGAGTTAGTTCCGCGACAGGTTCCGTCACGGGCGATAACACACTGGCTCCATAGCTTGTCACATTCGTTTTCCAGCTTCTTCTTTTTTGGGATAGGTTTTTTCACGATGCCTCCACAATCAATTCATTCTGTCCCATAAACAGGTTAGACTGCGCCATGTGCCGTTCAAGTCTTTCCTTGCCAGCCTTGAAATAATCTTTGTCGATTTCGTATAAAGTGAGGTCAAATCCCAAGTCGTGACAGGCGATGGCGATGCTCATGCTCCCGCCGTGCGTGTCCAAAATCTTGTCGCCAGGTTTGGCGTAGTTCTTCAGGAGCCACTGATAAAGGGCAACTGGCTTTTGGGTAGGATGGATCTTACCGCCAGTTCTGTTGTCGTATCTGTAAAGTTTTGCGGGATAATCAAAGGAAGTCCACGCAAGTTCTATCTGAGAAAAATTCTCCCACGGTTGCACTTTATCCCAACAAATAACTCCGCGAGTTCGTGGCAATTCAAAATAGTTCATTCCCCAAATAATTTGACTTTGTGAAACTCGAAACAATTCATTAAAATAGTTTTCGTCCAAGGGGATTTCATCAAACTTACTATCCAGTAATTGAATTGCTCTGTTTTTTAACTTTCCCGATCCCTTTTTTAACCTTCCAGCATGAATACTATCGCCACCTATGTTATACGGAGGGTCAACAATCGCCAACTCAAATTCCTTGTCCGGCATTTCTTTCATGGCTGGCAGGCAGTCGGCGTTGATAAGTTTAATCATTAGTAGGTCACCACGTAGGTTAGGGTAGCCGCCGCAAGCCAGTAAACCACCTTGCGCCAATCATAAACAGGTATGTAGGCCAGCGCCGCCAGCACATCTAAAACAATTAGGATTGTCGGGAATACCTTTGTCATTAGTGCTTCCTCATAAAGTTTTTCCCGCTAAATGCCGCCCTCAAAGCTCCCTGTGACGCTCTCCGTTCATCCATCCCTAGAATCATGCAAATATCTGGAAACGACCCGCCGCCGGCTAGAAACTCAACGTCATCCTGCCAGTGCTTTACTTTGAAATTGATGTTTCTCATGGCCTGTAAAATGACGGCAGACCACAATTCTCTTTCGGGGATGGCCTCCCTGGTGTGCATATCCAAGACTTCTCTGTAGCCGTATTTCTCCAATTTAGATTCAGGTCGGCCTTTTCTACGCTTCATGGCGTTCTTCCTTTAAGCAGTATTCACCTTCCGCATACTTGCATTTTGTCGGGTTTTGCATGTCCCCGCAGGGTTGGTAGTATTTGCAGTCGTGCATCTCTAATCGGGTACAGGCCAGACAGCGGCCACGTGATTTCAGGAAGATTGATTTTAAATCGTGTAGGGGCATACTTAATTTACCTTTGTAAATACTATGGTTGCAAAAATACACCTATGTAAAGACACAGGGCAAAAAAATTTACCTTTAGTTGCAAGTTCCTTCTGGCTGATCTTTTCCTTATTCATAAAGGAATGAACCAGGGTGGCGTATCTGCCTTGCAGTCTTTTTAAATTGATGCTTTTCATGATTCCCTTATACGCTCCTGCTTTACGTTTGTCAACAACAAAATGCGGTTTCTACCCCCCCCCCTAAAATGCACTTTTTTGCGATTTTGGGTTTATTTACGTAAATAGTTCTTGACAGGATCGGTTGACGAGCGTAAACTGGGAGCCAACGAAAAAGGAACAGCCTTCTTAGGCAACCGCCGCCGCCGATCCGCCTTAGGGCAAAATTCGTGGTGGCAAAAAAAGAGGAAAGAGGGAAACGCCGTGGCAGTTATCACAGGACACATAGACGATAAAGGAAGCCGACAGGGAGAGCGCACTGCGACAGACTCCAGTTCGACGGACTTGTTTATTGCCCAATGTGAGGAAGAGAACGCACGGCACGGTATCGCTTGCGATGGCCCATTTTGGCCTCGGTGCAAGCACCGCGCTCCGACGGGTAGTTCGGGGCTGACGCCGATAACTCGGCCTAACCTGTCCCGCGATGGCTCCATGCCATCGTCCGAATGGAGGACGCCGGAAGTCGGAGTAACCGGCTCGGAAGTGCCATCCAGCATGGCGTAAGACGTGCAATCTACCTCTTGTATGATACGGCGGCGGGGCTGGCCGTCGCCAATTTAAAGGTGATTTATGAAAGACAAAATGCCTATTCTCTGGATTCTGGTAATCATCATGCTCTTGGGGATTTTCATTCACTCGGTAGCGGATGGACGGAATAAGAAAGGGTGGAGTTTATCTAAAGAGGAAGTGGCGTTCCTAAACCACGAACTCGACCGCCGCTGTGCCGGTGACTGCACACTGACCCGTGAATGGTACGGGTTTAAATGTGTCACGCCGGATGGCAAAGTTTACAGGGTGTACAAATGAACGAGATTTTGTGCGACTTGTCGAACACCATTGCCAGTGGATTCAGGACGAAGTTAAGAACTTGATGAACTGATGGAAGAAACAACCCAGGAAACCTATGATGACCTTGACGACATTCTGACCGAGATTGACGGCATCATGTATGGCGACAAGTATGATTTGCACGATAAATTTTGCAAGGTGCAAGATTTAATGATGCAGGCCGTATCGTTGATTGATGATTATAAACTTGAGAGATTCCATTGGGAAAATAAACAGATGTTCGCATAGGAGGATTTATGAAAGTCAAAGGTATTGTGACAAAAATCAGCACCACGAAAGACCAGTGCATCAGATTAGTAATCGACATCGACAAAGCGTATGCCGTTGGTCAGAACCTTCTGGAATGGCAGGATGACGAAGTTCTTATTGAACTGGAAGCGGAGAAAGACAATGGCTGACCACGCAAAGGAAAATGGCCACTGGTATCAGAAAGACGGTTCTCCGGCCTATATGATTGTCGGCAAAAACGGCAAAGAACGTCCTACTACATTACGGGACGCGAGAAAACTCGGATTGGTGCCGTCAGTGACCACCATCATCGGGTGCGCCGACAAACCTCAACTAACGAACTGGAAAATAGACCAGGCTATCCTGTCTGCCTTAACCCTCGGTAGGATGGAAGAAGAAACCGAAAAGGAATACGTTGACAGGATTAAAGAGGACGCAAAAGAACAGGCTAAAAAGGCCGCAGAGCGTGGGACGCAAATTCACGCATGGGTACAAGATGGGTTTGAGAGAATCTTACACGGGGAGGCTGAACAGTATTTCTTTTCGGCGCAAGACACGATTATAATAGAGTGTGGGGATGTTGGCTGGATATGCGAGAAACCGTTTGCCACCGCACGTTACGGCGGCAAATGCGACCTGCATAACAAGGAATACCTACTCGATATTAAGACTACGGATAAACCAATTACTGACCTGAAACTTTGGGAATCACACTTCATGCAGTTAGCGGCCTATCGTAAGGGCTTAGGGATTCTTGACGCTCGGTGCGGTATCCTTTGGATTAACTCCGTCACCGCTGAAAGCCGTTTAGTATGGGCTGACGAAAAGGAACTTGATAAGGGTTGGAAGATGTTTTCGGCTTTATTAGACTATTGGTACGCAAAATCAGGATTGGAGGTTTGAGATGGAAAACGCAGTCGCAGTTAAGGAACAGGAACTAATCTCGTTGCAGGACGTTAAACGGTATATCGCCCCCAACGCCACAGACAAAGAGCTTTTCATGTTTATGGGTATTGCGAAGTCTTACAACCTCAACCCCTTAAAGCGTGAAATCCACTTCATCAAATACGGCAATGCCGCCGCTTCTATCGTTGTGGGATATGAGATTTATTTGAAGCGAGCAGAACGCACCGGAAAGTTGGACGGGTGGAAATGCTGGATCGAGAAAGACGACATTGGCGAAAAAGCCATCATTGAAATCAAGCGCAAGGATCAGTCGCTTCCTATTAAGTGGGAAGTGTATCGCAAGGAATTTGACAAAGGACAGTCAACGTGGAAATCCATGCCGACATTTATGCTGAAGAAAGTAGCAATCGCGCAGGGATTCAGACTGGCTTTCCCGGATGACCTCGGCGGGCTTCCTTATCTCCCCGAAGAACTGCCGCAAACATCTCATTCAACCTCGGAAGACCTGAATCGGGACGTTGTTTACGTAACGCCAGAACCAGCACCAGAGCCGCAGGACGTACCTGAAAAGGTTGAAACTACCCTAGCCGAAGATCAGGTCATTGTGAAAATCACCGGCGTAAAGAGCAAGACCGGCGAAACCAACGGTAAGAAATGGACGGCATACTTTATCCAGACGGCTACGGGGGAATACGGGACATTCTCGGAAACTCTGGCTGACGTTGCCCGTACCTACGCTGAATCCGGTGAGCTTGTTCCGCTGACTTGGAAACCCGGTAAGAAAGAAGGCAAGAAGGAAGTCGTTAGCATTGGAGGATGATATGGAAGTCTGGGTAGCTTTTGGGATTGGTTTTTTCTTGGGCGGTTTTATCGGAGTTTTGGCGTTGAGCATCTTGATTATGGCAAGGGATAATTAAAAGGAGGGCACAATGAACAAAAGTATTAATGAGTGGATGATTATCAGGAAGATTGTTGGTGAACGCAAACAGGATTTAAAACGGCTTCGGGATTTAAGCGCCGTTGACTCGCGGGTCATTGATTCCTACGGGGATAAAGTAAAGGAATCAATCAACACAGCTAAGTATGACGTGAAGGTTCTCGACCGCCGAATCGTCGAGATGCAAAACGCAGACTTAGCGATTGAATCAGCCATCAAGCAGAGCAACGCAACTACCAAGATTGATTTGGCGGTTGATGTTGATTTTCTGCTTTCGCCTGTGGAGTAATCTATGGGCTGCCGGGGGTGTGATGATGGATCACAGTGGACAACATTTGCAGCTCCACTAAGCTGCATGATACTTGCGGGGACGATGATGCGGGTACTGAATATGCCGGACGGCTTTGTTGGTTGTTTCCCGCGAATAAAAACCCCGGAATGTTGTTGAGTTGATTTTGGTTGTTATAAAAACTCCACAGCCCCCGGCTTTTTATAAATGAACGGTTGAATAATATGCCCTTGAACCCTGCCCCGAATATGGTACAATCCTCCCCGAAAAGGGGTGAGATGTGTATGAGGGGTTCGAACCCTCCAACACATAGGCCAGTCCTGGGGTTGCGGGGCGGTGACAAGTAAATGACAAAATCACAACCATAAATCTGACAGGCTTAATATCCGAACCACTGACAAATATCAAGGAGTTTTTTAATGGACATTAACGAACTCAAAGCAGAAAATGAACGGCTGAAAAAAGAACTCCAGGCTGAAAAACTCGTATGGGCGATTAAAGAAGGTCAGATGCGAGATAATTTCCAGAAGTGCAAATCCGCTGCGGAATGCTGGAAAAAAAAATATGAAGAGATTTGCAAGGCATGAGGCAATGAAACATGGCCGTGTGGGATTGGAACCCTGACAGTAACCCGGTTGTCCCGTAAGTCTGTTGCAGACCAACTGCCGCGGCCAACTCAAAACAGAAAGGAGGTGATTTTAATGGAAGAACTGCAAAAAACTCTCGTTGCCAAGATTTGCGAACAGTTGAAGTCCGATAAGCCAAACATTCAATATCTTGATGTTCTGAACAGGCTTTTGGGAACGGTTTCTGATTTTATACTTAGCAACAATTAGGGAACAAGGCCGTGCGTGAAAGCGTGAGGTAGCAAAGCAGGAATACGTTGTCCTCGTAAAAAGGGATTCCAAACCTGCCACGACCAACAAAACAGAAAGGAGAAACAAAATGAGTCAAGGAGATGCGGGAAGAGAGAAAATGGTAAATCAATTACTTTCATTTGGAGCCGATGTTGCTGGGCAATCAACAGAACTTGCAAAGCTGGTTGCCGAGAGGCT